TTTGATCTTATCATTATTGATGAGGCGCATAGCTTGAGTGCCTTTCCAATCCCATCAGCAAGGGCAAAAGAGTTAAAGCGGATTTGCTTTGGGAAGCCTATCATCTACCTTAGTGGTACACCAAACCCTGAGTCATTCTCTCAGCTTTATCATCAGTTTTGGGTGAGCAGTTACTCTCCATTTGACCATTATCAGAACTTCTACAAATGGGCCACGCAATTTGTGAATGTAAAGAAGATGAAGATAAATGGGCAGTCATTTAACAACTACGATTGCGCTGACAAGAAAATGGTTATGGATTGCTGCGGTCATTTGTTCCTCACGTTCACCCAAGAGCAAGCAGGCTTTGAGTCACTTGTAAATGAACACATACACCATGTTGAGATGCTTGAGTCAACCTACACACTTGCAAATAGGCTACGAATTGACAAAATTGTGAGAAACAAAGAAGGGCAAGTAGTGCTTGGTGATACGGCAGTTAAGTTGTTGCAGAAGTTACACCAGATTTATAGTGGGACTGTCATTGTTGATGAACCAGAACGAATGGCAAAGGTTGTGGATTACTCAAAGGTGAAATACATCAAGGAGACGTTTCGGGGTATTAAGATTGCCATATATTATAAGTTCATCGCAGAGGAGATGGCAATTAGGTATGTTTTTGGGTCAGAAAACTTGACAAATGAGGCAACTCTGTTCAATGAGTCAACCAATTTGATATTTATATCACAAATCCAATCTGGTCGTGAAGGGGTCAACATCTCAACTGCTGATGCGCTGATATTCTTAAATATTGACTTCTCGGCAGTATCTTACTGGCAAGCAAGAGCAAGAATACAAACGAAAGATAGGGTCAAAGAAACAAATATTCATTGGATATTTAGTCGTGGTGGGATTGAGGATAAGATATATGAAGCGGTGATGAACAAGAAAGATTACACCACTTATCACTTCAAAAAAGATTTCAATATATGAAAACATTCTTTTACATCCTAATGGTAATTTATTTTTTCGTTGTATCAATTCCCGTATTTATCATTATTTTTATCCTCACTCACACATTTTATACACTTAAACAAACAACACTATGCATCAAAAAAAGACTAACTCAATTACTGAGTACATCCAAGGCAACTTAGAACGGAAAAATGTTAGATGGCGATTAAAAGATGGCGAGTGGATGTTTGAAATACATCCTAAGATTTGGGGATCAGAGGAGATGTTTGACCTATATTACCCATCTTATGAGTACATCAAGTTTAATGACAAAGGAAGCAATCCTGATAAAACTAAGATAAAATGAGAATACTTGAACTATTTGCTGGCAGTAGATCAATAGGAAAAGCTGCTGAACAACTTGGTATGACTGTATTTTCATCTGATTTAATACCTTTTGAAAAGATAGATTACCCAATAAGCATACTTGATTTTGATGTTAATAAAGTGCCATTTGTCCCAGATGTGATATGGGCATCACCTCCTTGTACATCATTCTCAGTTGCAAGCATTGGTAGACATTGGAATATTGACAATACACCTAAAACTGAAAGTGCTGCATTTGGTGTCAAACTGGTTGAAAAGACAATTGAAGTAATTAAATATTTTCAAAAATTAAACCCAGGTCTTATCTATTTTGCAGAAAACCCAAGAGGTAAACTTAGGAAACTTCCTGTAACAAATTTCTTTGATAAAAGGCACACAGTCACATATTGCCAATATGGTGATAAAAGAATGAAGCCAACAGATATTTGGACTAATTCTGTAAAGTGGCAACCAAGAAAGATGTGCAAAAATGGTGATACTTGCCACGTTTCCGCACCAAGAGGATCACAAACTGGTACTCAAGGAATGGAATCGCCTTATGAAAAAAGCAAAATACCAAAAGAATTATGCCTTGAAATACTTAAATCAACAATATGAAAGAATCAACACTCCAGACAAAAATAGTTAAGCGACTCAAAGAAAATGGGTGGTTTGTTACAAAGCTCATTAGCACCTCAACACCTGGTATCTGCGACCTTATGGCGATAAGAAAAGGCACAGTTATAATGCTTGAGGTCAAGACTGACACCGGAGTTGTGTCTGAACTGCAACAATACATGATTGACAAACTTAATGCAATGGGCATATTTGCTCGTGTGGTTAGGGATGTCGCTGATGTGGATGTTTTTTGCTATAAATTACATTAATTATGAATGATTTCTTAATAATACAAGACCATCCTGATATGCTAACATACATTGATATGTTGCAGAAAAAGAATGCAGAAGCATTATCGTTTTACCCAAAGGTTGTATTTGAAAGGGAAAAAGAAAATGGCAGATTGTTTTTAGGTTTGCTTAATGGTGAACCTTGTGGGTATATTTATATGGGTGCAGGTGGCGGAGATGTTAAATGCCATCAGGTATGTATTGAATATGATGCAAGAAGGAAACTTTACGGATCAATGCTCACTATTGCTATGGAGGATTATGCAAAGAAGCACCAGTCTAATTCAGTAACTTTAAGATGTGGGTTTGACTTAGATGCCAATAAGTTTTGGAAGGAAAATGGGTACAATGTCATCAAGATTGTTGATGGAGGTATTAGAAGAATGAGAAAAATTAATGTTTGGAGAAAGTATCTTAAACCTCAACTTTTTGAAGATGTTTACTTAGAACCATCAGTAGGTAAAACAAATGCATCAATTTGGAGAAAGCATAAAGAAACTGGTATAATAAGTGGATTTTCAAGAGGTAAGCAAATAAATGATTATCGCATTAAATTAATATCTAAAAACGATTTAGATACAAAATAAACAACTTAAATGAACTACTTACAACTCGGTATCAATACTATTGCTGTAAATGAAAATAAGCAGGCTATTTTCCCTTGGAAGGTCTACCAAGAGGAAATGATAAAGGAAGAAGAATTAAGCCGTCAAATGGCAGATAATAGGGCAAAAGGAGTGGCGATTATTTGTGGGGCGGTGAGTGGTAATCTTGAGGTCATTGACATAGATACAAAGTATGAGACCTATGACCTGTGGGAGGCTATTCAAAGTGCGATTCCGCAAGAACTGTATAGCAAATTACACATTGTTAAAACAAGAAGTAATGGCAAACACCTCATCTATAAATGCGAGGCGATTGAAAAGAATCAGAAACTCGCACAGCGACTACCGACATTGGAAGAAAGTAAGAATAACCCTTCCATCAAATCTTATTGCATTATTGAGACAAGGGGAGAAGGTGGATATGTTGTTGCACCGCCTACGGCAGGCTACGAGGTAGAGCAAGAAGGGATAAATGTTATTAGTTTGGATGAGCGAGAGGTGTTGTTTGAGATTATGCGCTCCTTCAATGAAATCTTTGAGGAAGCAATCATTGAGGCACACCAAAGGCCATCAACCAAAGATTATGGGGTGTCGCCTTTTGATGACTACAACCGCAGAGGAGATGTGGTTGAGTTGATGGGTAGGAACGGATGGAGAGTTGTGAAAGAGAATAGTGAGAGGATTTACTTTTTAAGACCTGGGTCAGAGGCAGAGCATAGTGGATCATGGAACAAAGGACTTGGACTTTTTAGTGTGTTTAGCGTGAACACACCTTTTACTGTGCAGAAAGGTTACAAACTTGCTGCTGTGTTTGCGATTTTGGAATGTGATGGTGATTTTAAGATGGCTGCCAGGCGGTTGCTTGATCAAGGATTCGGAGAAAAAAAAACATCCTTCGGTGATCGTGTAGAGAGAGAGTTGTTTTCCAAGAAAAATGATGGGGCAAGTAAGGATGATATGGTTACTTTGCTTGTAAAGAAGCACAATAAATCGCTTGATGATGCTAAAGTAATGGTTGATGAACTTGATGCTCGGTGGGGAGATGAGATTTGTACGTTTTGGGATGTTGATGATAAGGGAAAGGCATCGGTTAATCGGTATAAATTGCAAGTATTTTTGACCACAATTGGGGGTTTTAGGTTGTATTTTTATGACTCTGGGTCAACCATTTACAGGCTTGTTCGGGTCAAAGATGGGTTTGTTGAGGAGGCATCAACTGAGCAGATTAAAAGATTTATAAAGGATTATGTGGATAAATTACCTGACTCCTTTGATGGTGGGGTAACACCTCAAGATTTACTTGAGTTGATTTACAAAGGTGCTACTGTGCTATTTAGCGATGCTTTTTTTGAGTTCTTTGAGAGGGCAGAGCTTAGTTTTCTAAAGGATACCAAGAATGAGGGTTTTTTTCCTTTTAAGAATGGAGTTGTAGTGGTTGGGAAAGACAAGATTGAACTGAAAAGCTATGGAGAGTTGGGAAAAGTTGTTTGGAAATCGCAAGTTATTGACCATTTTATTGTAATTGATGGGGATATTGAGTTAGAGAAGATAGAATATTTTAGGTTTATTGAGAAGATTTCGGATAGTGACAAGGATAGGTATATCTATGCTTTGGGGTTGATAGGATATTTATTGCACAATTATAAAGACCCATCTCGCCCATTTTCGGTGATCCTTGCAGAGGAGACTGAGAAGGAAGCCAATGGAGGTGGCACTGGAAAGGGGATATTTGTGAAGGCATTGGGGTATTTGCTCAATATCGTAAGGGTTGATGGTAAGAACTTCAAATTTGACAAATCATTCGCTTTTCAAAGGGTTGACCTGGATACAAGGATACTTGCTATTGAGGATACGAGGCGGAATGTGGACTTTGAGGGGTTTTATAGTATCATAACTGAAGGGATCACAGTAGAGAAGAAGAACAAGGATGAGCTTTTTATACCTTACTCTGATTCACCAAAGGTTATGTTCACCACTAACTACACTATCCCAAATTCGGGTAATCATGCAAAGAGAAGGCAGAAGGTATTGGAGTTTAGCGGATATTTTGGGCCGAAGCGGACACCAGAGGATGAGTTTGGTCATAAGCTTTTTGATGATTGGGATAAGGATGAATGGAATAGGTTCTATAATTTGATGTTTGATTGCGTTCAGGGTTACCTTGAGTTTGGGGTTTTGGAAGTGGCATCATCTGAGAAAATTAAACGCAAGCAGATCAGAGTCCAGTTTGGGGAGGAGTTTTTAGAGTATTTTTTAGGGATTGTGGAGGAGGAAGTAGGGTGGATAAAGTTAGAACAATTATATAATGATTTTATGACAATGTCGGGTTTTGATAAGAAGGATTATTCAGTAAAAAGGTTCACCAAAGGAATTGAAGAATCGTGTACCATTTTAAATATCGCGTACCTAAATAAGCGAGAAAAAAGTGCTGGAGGAAAAAAGATGTATAATTTTAATAGCGTAAAAATAACACATGATGATTTATTTTAATATGACATATAAATTGGGTACGTCATTTTTGGTCGGGAACGTCAAGGGTACGCGATTTTTACACGATTTTGGGTAGATAAGTGGTTGAGAATCAATGCGGATACGTCATTTACACGATTTTTTCTATTTTTTAGGGTATATCTGTTTTTTTTTTGGATTCTTATATATATAGAGAAAGAAGGAAAGATGAAAATATCGTGTAATCGCGTATCCAAGGTTTTTGAGTGGGTTCTGTTCACTGCGTTCACAGAAGATTTTTGATAGGGGTTTTTGGTGGGGTTTTTTGCTACCAGGGTCAACCTCGGATATACATAGTTACATGATTACTTAATAATATACTTTTCATTGATAAAAGGTCAATTCAGTTATAAAAAGAAAGGGTACTGTGCAATGCAAGGTACTATATTATACACTTTAATACTTAATTATGCTTACTAAAGAAAATTTGCTGTCAGTTATTTCATTTGTTAGTGGTTTACCAGAGGATGCGATTAGAAGCCAAAATAGGGGCCGTGGCTTGGTTTTGTGCCGTCATGCTTACTATTTCATTGCAAGACAAAATATGGGGCTTAAATTGGCTGAAATAGGGGAAGTTTTTGGTGCTGATCATACAACGGTCATTCATGGGGTTCAAAAGGTCAAGGATATGCTTTCAATTGAAGATGAAATAACTTTAAATTTTATAAATAATATAAATTCTTGCATAAAAGAAAAATATTTGATCCCTACAATCCTAATGGTTAGCATCCCAAGCGAATTAGATACCAACCAGGTTATAGATAGGATTAAAGAAATGGGATGTACTATTGATATTATGAGAACAAACTTTGATGCTTAACATACATAGCTATACAGTATAAGGTAAAGTTTACCTTTTCTTGATTGTGGTAGTTAAGGTAAGAGATTTGCAATGCAGAATAATTCTGGTTGATCCAATCGTAAAGTTTTTCGTAATGTTCCATTTATTATGGGGTTTTTTGTTTGTCGGGAATTTTTGTCGGTCGGGAATTTTTGTCGGGGTTTTTTGGGGTTTTTGGCGCGGGAATTTTTGGGGGTTTTTGGGATTTTTGGCGGTTGGGGGTTTTTGGGGTTTTTGTCGGTTTGGTGGTTTTGAGGGTGGAATTGATGTTGTGACATTGATGTTGGGCCATCAATGTTGTAACATTGAAAATATTACCTAAAAAACTGGTTTTTGTATAATTCATAAATACTACACCTTAAATCCAATAAGATGACAGAAAACAGTAAAAAAAAGCCCATAAAGGGCTAATTTTTAATAGTTATAGACTTGAACATCATTGCTTTCATCAATCCAATGTGATACGTGTTTTTCGCCTTCAATTGATACATCAACATAAATGGTAAGACCATCAATTGAGATATAAAAAGCATCTTGACTGCATTGCTCAATTTTAAGCCCGTTAAAAATTACAGTTTGCATAAAATGTATATTTGGTTAAGACGGTGACAGTTGCCACCGTTTCGGCTAATTAAGCCTCTTCAGTTAACCTTTCATCTACCTTGAACCATGTCCAATTCATGTAACCGATTGAATAATACTGTACACCTTCAAAAGTAATTACGGGGAAAAAAAATATACCATCTTCATATTTATCAATAATTCCCTTTGGATATTCTGATAATTCATAAAAGCTACATGAATACTCTTTACACTCATCTAAAGAAGCTTGAGACTCAAGGATTGATTTAGCTGTATCTAAATCAAATAATGGACATTTCCAACCGTTCCAATTTTTTGAATGGTCATAGATTCCACTGTAATTAATGCCGTCATCCCCTGCCTGAAATAATCCGAATTGATAGCTCATAAAATGTATATTTGGTTAAGACGGTGACAGTTGCCACCGTTTCGGCTAATTAAGCCTCTTCAGTTAACCTATAAACAATAAGCATCTTGAAGCTGTCCAATGATAATTCCGGCAATAATAAGCGCGATAATTAGCCTTAAAAGGTCTTTATTAATTTTCATGTTATTAATTGTTAAAGGTGAATCTAAAAGCATCATAAGTTTTGCCACTTGCTACACGTTCAAACTTACCACCAATAAACTCAGCTATTTGATAATAACATGAAGTACCAACACCACCGGCAAAATAAAACCTATCACTATACAAGCTAATTCCGTATGGCATTTTTTCAGTTTCAGTAATTTGATAAAGTTTGTACTTTAATGATGCATTAAAAATATTAGCTATTACGGTAGATTCTTTGCAATAACCCCAACCTCCGGCACGTGCTGTGATTTGTTGAGCTGTGCCGTCTGTGTAATGTACTTTAGCTGTGCAAGTAGGGTGATGTGCTTTAGACCATTCAATTGAAAAGGTAATCAAATTAACAGGCTTTTGGTTTTTGTCTGCTTCAATCTGTGCAAATTTCTTAGCTATTGCTTTTGCTTCTTGTCTTGCTAATTTGTTAGCTGATTTTTGTTCTGTTGAAAGTTTCATAATGTTGTTTTTTAAAGTTTAGAATAAAATTAAATACTAATTGATTTGTAAAATGTTAAATGGATGTTAAAGCAAACCCCATGATGAAAGATTAAAAAGAACGATACCTGCGAAAATGATTGCGATAATTGTAAGCTGTTTCATGTTATTTGTTTTTGTTTGTTTGAATTGATATAACAAAGCTATGTTAATTATATCAATTTAACAACAATTTTATAAAAAATATATTTTATTGACATAACTATATAAAAATCAATTAGTTATATACAAATGATCCTTAATTTTACGTATATGAAAAGAAAGGGATTTTATATAAAGAAAGCCGAAAGCGGTTTATATTTAAATATATTCAAAGCTGATTTTGTCCAATACATAAACGAACAGCCAGGCGATTGGATAAAGTTTAAAATATTTGAGAAGGTTGAAGATGTTAAAGGCTTTACGCATAATATGGAAATAATACAGCAAAAAGAAAATGCAACAAAGTTGCAAAATGATAGCGATAAATAAAATGCAACAATGTTGCAAATAAATTGAATATCAATACAAAACACTATATCTTAATTCAAGATAAATTCAACTATGACAGAAGACAAACTTGACAAGCTAATTGAAAAACGTAAATGGGGTGGTGCCAGACAGAACGCAGGCCGCAAAAGTAAACTGGCTGAAGATGAACTTATGACAAAGCTCCACCCGATGGCAAATGATTTCTTTATCAAGATGCATGAACGCATAAAAGAAGGCGATATAAAGGCTTTACAGCTATTTGCAGCCTATTACATTGGCCTGCCTACCCAAAAGATTGAATCAAAGATAGAAGGGAACTTAAATCAGATAGCCATAGAAATAATTAAGCCCAATATTTTGATCCAAGAGTCTAAACCCATACATATAGAAGATAAAGATAATATGTAAAGCATTGATCTGCAATGATCTGCGTTCCTACTTAACATAATATTAGTTATAGGGTAACCAACTTTTTGCCCTGTATTGGCAAGGTAGACGGGTAAAGCCTGGCACGATGGGGGGGACTTAAAGGATTTTTTTTTGGGCCAGGGCCATATAAATCCCCACAAATAATTTCCTCCTACACAACCTTTATAAATCTTATATATACGATGACCCCCCTTCCAACCTCTACTTTTCAAACTCAAATCCCATTCTCAAATTTTTTTTTTCGCCCAAAACTCATGTGAGCAAAGTGAACATGACTGTAAACTAACTACCTTTGGTTGACTATAAACTAAAAAGACTACAGTATATGAACGCTACCCTCCAAACCAACAAAATCTACGAAATCCTAAACGAAAGTGACAAGCGCATCTCTGTCATGCAAGGAGGCTCACGTTCTGGCAAGACTTACAACATACTTATCTGGTTCATTGTGAAGTTGCTTCAAGAAAACAACAAGACTCTCACAATAGTAAGGCAATCGCTACCATCCATTAAGGGTTCTGTTCTCAGGGACTTTGTTGACATATTAACAAAACTTAACATATATTCAGAGGACAACCACAACAAGACTGAGCAGATATACAGCCTTAATGGAAATACGATTGAGTTTGTGAGTGCCGACCAACCTCAAAAGATAAGGGGTAGGGCAAGAACGTACTTATTCTGCAATGAGGCAAATGAACTGTCTTATGAGGCTTGGATGCAGTTGATCATGCGTACTGAGGGTAAGATAGTGATTGACTACAATCCTTCTGATGTGGCGAGTTGGATTTATGATTCTGTGATTCCAAGGGATGATGCTGACTTCAATATCACTACCTTTAGAGATAACCCCTTCCTTCCTAAAGAATTGGTTGACGAATTGGAGAGGCTAAAGGATGCTGATCCTAACTACTGGCAGATTTACGGCCTTGGTGAACGTGGATTGAGCCAAGATTTGATATATACGCATTATAGGACTACGGCAGAGATGCCAGAGGATGGTGAGGTGGTGTATGGTCTTGACTTTGGGTTTAACGTGCCAAGTGCATTGGTCAAGGTGGTATTTGTTGAGGGTGCTGCTTATGCCCAAGAATTGCTGTATGAGACCAGGTTGACCACAAATGATTTGGTGGATAGGCTAAAGGTTCTTAATATTGACCCGTACGATGAGATATTTTGCGATGCAGCAGAGCCAAAGACAATTGAGGAGTTGGTAAGGAATGGGTTTAATGCCAAGCACGCAAACAAAGATGTGACGGAGGGAATTAGGACTATAAAAGGCACTCCCTTGTTTATTCAGCAAGATAGTGTAAATTTACTAAAGGAATTGAAGAATTATCGGTGGAAAACCGATAGAAATGGCAATAAACTTGATTCACCCGTAAAGTTTGGTGACCACATACTTGATGCCCTAAGATATAGCATTTTTAGCAAGTTAACAATCCCTAAGATAACTTGGGGAGCAATATAAAAAAAATGGGTCTATTTGATATTTTTGGTAAGAAGAAGGGGTTGAGTCCAAAGCAGAATGTTCCTCCTTCCTTTCAAGGTGTTAATGGTGCGGTCTTACAACAATACAATCAAGAGTCTTATGTGATGGATGGCTACCTCGGCAATGCTGATGTGTATGCCATTGTCAGCTTTCTTGCACGAAAGTCAGCAAGCATCCCTTGGTATGTGTACAGACTCAATAATGGTGAGAAAGCCAGGACATCCTTAATGCGTTACAAGCAACTCTCTCGTGGATTGCAAGCAGGTCAAGGCGCATACGAGCAAGCCATCCTTGCAAGGAAAAACGCTTACTCTGAGAACGTAGTGATGGACACTCCTCTTTCTAAACTCTTGGAAAGACCCAACCCATCGCAAGCACAAGATCAATTCCTTGAGAACCTAATTGGGTATCATTTCCTATCTGGCGAGGGTAACATCTACGGCAACACCGGAATATCAGGCACTAAGGTGTTGGAGATGTTCGTTCTTCCAACACAGTTCCTTGACATCTACCCAGACCCAAATGACCTGTATGGCATCCTTGGGTATAAGCTAATGGTTGACCAAGGCATTGACATAGAGAAAAGTAGGGTGTGCCAATGGAAAACATGGAACCCAGACTTCAACTCAAGCACAAGGTCACATCTTAGAGGTCTATCACCCCTAAGAGCATCTTACAAGACTCTGCGAATGTCAAACGCTGCTGCTGATGCATCTGCGATGATGGCTTTCAATGGTGGAGCAAAAGGTGCATTAACTCCAAAAGTTGTAGGTTCAATCTCTGCTCAACCATCAATGGAACAAGCCAACCTTATTAAGAGGAAGCTTAACGATGATGTGAATGGTACACAAAACAAAGGAAGGATTGATGTACTTCAAACACCTTGGGACTACCTAAACTTTGGTTTGAGTAGTGTTGACATGGAGTTGGTAAAGACAATGCAAATGTCAATGCACCAATGGTGTAGGGTATTTGGTTTGCCTGCTGTGTTGTTTGATACAGACACATCAAGCTACAACAACTACCAGAACGCGATGCGTGACCTTGTTACAAACACAATTGTGCCAAAGTTGTGCCAATTGAGGGATGAGTTGAACAAATGGTTGGTTCCTCAATTTGGTGAGGATTTGTATATAGATTTTGATATTACGGCACTCCCAGAGATGCAACTT